TCTACACCTTTAGTAGTGTTTCCTGGTTCTACATCTTCCATAACATAAGGAAGGTCTTGTGAAATTGGTGTTTGCCATTTCCACTCTCCTCTTACGTTATCTACTTCAATAACGTTTTCCCCACCAAAGCTTGACATTTGATAAAGAGGCATTTCTACTTTTTGAGTCATAGCCCATATGTCTACGGGTCCCATGTCTGTAGGTTCTGCATCTTTAAGCATTGAAGCTAAATGGTAAGAATCAACGTGTGAACTTGCTTGATAAGAAGTATCTCTTAGAAACAGTCCGTTGTTAAATACTGGTGTTGCCATTTTGTAACAGTTTTTAATTATTAATTTATATTATATTTTTTGCACTTATTGCCATTTTTATCTTCCAAAGAAATTTTTCTTAGGTCTTTGGACACCTCTACTCACTTTTCTTTGAGTAGTTTGTTGTTCTTCTTGTACACTTCCAGCTGACTTAGTAGCTTGTTCCGTTTTTAATGTACGCAAAGTTTTTTGTGCTTCTGCTTGCTTAGTTCCTTTTGCTACATTGTTTTTGTAACCATCTGGATCTGCAAGTAACCACAATGCTTCAGCAATTAAATCATGTCTAGGTTCTTGCCATTGATATTTTTCTAGCAAGTGTCCAAGCATATTTGTTTGCTTTCCACTCATTGATGGATAATTAGATTGAACTAAACCAGCATATAACATATTCTGAGTTTTGTTGTCTAATTGTAATCCATTCAAATCTCCTTTTTCTAAAGTAGAATAAACTGTATCTATGTACTGTTGAGATTGCTGTGCTCTTTGTTTAGCCTCCTGCTCTTGTTGTGCCACTCTACGGTTAACAACTTCTTCCTGCATTCTGTCCAGCTTTGGCTTAAACTGATTAGCTTTTTTCTCTAATTCTCCTCTATCTTCTAATGAATAAATTTCATCTTCTATTTCTTCAGGTGTTCCATAATTAGTTGCACTTAAATAAGCTCTAATAGCATATTTTTGCCCTGCTTCACTTGTCACATCAATTTGCTTAACTTCTTGTGACTGTGCTAAGGCTTGGAACATACCTTTTATATCTTGTCCTCCATCAGATACATACTTGTATGCATATTGAAGTTCTTCAGGTAAAGATTGAAAAAATTGACCAGCAATGTTTTCTCCTACTTTGCTTTCACTGTTTTTAAAATTTGCAGCAATTAATTCTTCAAAATCTTCAGCTGTATATTTAGATAGATCTTCTTCATTTCCTGATTCATCTACAAAAGGAGTAAGAAGACCTTTTTCAATAAGCTTTTTAGTTGCAGTAACTAAAGCTGTAGGTCTACCACCTTTATTCTGATCATTTTCAGAAATGAGTTCTTCTCCAGGTTGCCCTAAAGGATCATCATTAATAACAGATTCTAAACTTTCTTCTACAACTGAAGTTTCAACTTCAGCAGCAGGTGTAGGTTCAGTAGCAGCTTCAGATATTATTTCTTCAGCAGGCTTCTCATCAGTACCAGTAGTTTCTTCTACCGGTTTGTCAAGGAACTTTGTGTCAGGTTTAGAACGTGAAAAAACCGTTGGTTTTTTATTTGCTGCCTCGTTTGCCAGCATCACTGTATCTGCTCCTGTTCCTAAAATGTCACCCAAGTCTATATCAACTTGAGCTACACTTGTAGTTTCTTCTTTTTTACTCATATTGTTGGTTTTGTTAATGTCTAACTATTATAATATACAACAAACTTATGAAAATTAAACATTAAAAGTTTTTAAATTATTCATAAACTAAAAATAATTTACAACTATATAGCTATGATTTTTTATCTTTCTTTTCTTTAGGGTTTTTAAAATCATATTGATTCTTATTTTCCATAGCTATTTGTACATCTTTTTCTTTCAATTCTCTTTTAAGAGCCATTTCTTCTCTTTTAACTTGTTGCTTAGATGCATTATGGCTTTTAGACTCATCAGCTTTTTGTTGTTGAATATCTATAGTTTGTTGATATTGCTCTGTTTTTTTAAGTTTGTCTACTTGATCTATAAAGTCTGATTGCATATTTTGATTTAAATCTTGCATAGCTCCATAACCAGCAGCTTTAATTTCAGCTACAAGTAAATCCTTACGTCTATCTTTTTCACTTTCTTGAGCCTCATGATCTAATTCCATTTGCTTTTCTTGCATAGCTTGTTGTTGAGCCATTTGAGCCATCTTCTCTTCATGAGCACGTTGTTCTTGTGCTTGTGCTTGAATTTTACTTTCTGAAGCTTTAAGAGCACTATTAAGAGTACCAAGAGAATCAGCTTCCATTACTTTACCTAAATCATAAATAGAACCTCCTGTAGTATTATTGTTTGCAGCTAACTGTTGCATTTGTTCTAACAGTTTTCTATGATTAGCTTTAGTAGTACAAAATACATTAATGTCTTTAAGCATTAAATCTTCACCATTCATTTCAAAATTAATCCTTTCATCTAAAGAAGTCATATGCTGAAGTCTAATTGAAGGATTAGTAGAATGATACCATTGAGCTAAATCAGTTCTCATTTGATGAACTCTAGGCATAAGATGATCACAATGTTCTACAAAATGCATTTCTGTTTGAGCATATGAACCTATTTGAGTTTGTTCAACTTCTGTAGCAGTCATGTTTTGACCAACTGGTGTACCCATTCTTTGAGGATTAACACCAACTTGTTCATAAGCTTGTTGTTTAAAGAACTGAGCTAATTGAATTCTAGACATCAATCTTTGTGTTTGAGAAAGATCTAATTGCTGATAATGCTGAAAAGCTAAAGGATTCTCAGTATTAGTAATTGTAGTATCTAATGGCAGCATGCTGAAATCTTTCATTGCAACATATGCTTTAGCTAAATTACCTTTACCCCAATCTTCCCCTAATGAGTGTTGAGGTAAAGCATTTTGATCTAATAATAATACAGTACCTATTTCATCAACTAAAATATCTGATATTTGATTATTTACAATATTATAACCAATTTGAAAAGGTTTCATTGAATCTACTAATGAATGAGATTTACTATTTCTATCAGTAAATATTCTTCCTTCTACAGGAAGTTTAGAACCATATAAAGTAGTATCACCTTTAAATTGAAATTTTAATGGCTTAATTCTGTTTTGATTAATACCTAAATAAATAGGATTAACACCTGTAGTATTTTCTATTCCTAAAAATGTTGGAGCATTAGGTCCTATTTTAACACCACCCCATACATGATTAATCCATACCCATTCAATATGTTCTCCAAATAATAAATTTTGTGGAGTTTTATTTCTTATTAAAGAAGTATTGTATTGTGGCTTATCTGTTACTTTATATTCTTCAGTTATAATATCAGTAGTAACTTCACCATTTTCTGAAATCTTAGTCAGATGTCCAATTTTTCTTTGTGATTTCCAATATGCTGTACTTACACGTAACATGGTAGGTCCATCTGGATTATAATCTTCAGATTCATTTAAAACCCATTCTACAACATCATTACCATTATTAGTGAAATTATCTCTCATAGAAGTATACTGTCTATAAGCTAATGATGGTGATCCTGTATTCCAAGCATGTGATTTAGTAGCATCATAAAAAGAACCGTCATTTTGTAATCCGGCAATTGGATAACCAGAAGCCCCAATAGGATAAGCTTGCTGTAAACTAAGAAGTTGTTTTTCATTCATCACCCATCCGTACTTATCAATCACGTCAGCAACAGTCATCATTTCTATTTTACCTACCCAATTACCTTGAGAGATATATCTTGCATCTGGTGACTTATGGTAAAAAGTAAGAGCAGGATTCCATAATTCAACATCATAGTCATCTTCATACATTTTAAAATGCCAAAATTCTCTATCTGTAGTAAGTTTATCACGGAATGCTCTTTCTTCAAGTTCATCCATTTTAAATCTTTCTTCATCTATAACATATTGTTTAGAAGCCCATTTTTCTGCTAAGACTTCATAATCTTTATTATAAAAATCTTGTATTTCAGGTAATGTTTTTAAATGCTCTGGTGAAGTTTGCTGTTGCATCATTTGTTGAGTTTCTGGATCTTCAGGGTCTAAACCTTGATTAATCATTTGACTTAACATTCTAGCTTCAGCTTGTTTTACAATAACGTTTTCTATATCAGCTCTTTTACGTTCTATTATCTCATTATGAGTATATTCATCTACTGCACGGAAAGTAACTCTTTTATTTCTTTTAGCAAATTCAGCAACTAATGTATTTACTACGTTAGGTATAATAGGAAAAAACTTTAATTCTAAAGCTTCCATTTCATCATTAGATGCTAGTTGATCAACAACATCTTTCATCTCATGATTATCTTCTACAATATAATCTGTCTTATCTATTATGCCATTAGCTAACTTATAATTTTTCATAAGTTTTCTAGCATTTTGACGAAGCTGTTTAAGACCATTCCATTCTAACCAATCCATGTTCCAAGCAGCCCACTCTTCATTTTTTTCTTTATTTGATACAAATTGAAGTGGCTGAGAAATGCTCCATAATTTATTATGTTTAGCTTTTGCTCCTTTTTTGAGATCTAATGCATTTAATATTTTCATCTACCTTATACGTTTGAAGGGTGATCTTTTTCCTTTAACACTAGATTGGTTTTTTGACCTACCCATGTGACGGAATGCACCACTCTTTAATTTATACAAATTTTGGGACTTTTCCAAGTTATTGTTTATCTGATTTTCAACTCTTATGTTGACCTGAGTATTGGATTCTCTAATCTTAACAAAAGATATAAGAGCAGCTAAAGATACTAATCTATCCACGTTGACACCCTCTTTATAAGCTTCCATTTCTTTCATGGCCATAATATCAGGTAACCTACGTATACCGTAATACTTTTTTTTAATTACTCCTTCATCATCTAATTCTTCTTCTACAACTTCTTTTAGCCATTCTATTAAATAGTTTAACATATGGTTTTTAAAAAGTGTTCCTGTATTTTTCCAGCCATAATCAGCATATACAGTTTTATTAGCTTGAGCTTCTTTAAGAAATACCATTTGATTTTTAGGTATAAGGTATTTCTGTTTTCTTTCTTTAATCA